TGTTTTTCCATTTGCTTTGCTTGTTTTTGGATTTCCACACACGACTTACACCACGATTTACCTTTGCCGACCAATTGCAATTTGACATTACACCCCTCGCAACCTTTCGGGAAATACGGGTGTTTGTTCGGGAACACCTTGCCGTTAAGTGCCGGATTGAAACGGAACAGTTGTTGCTTTGGATTTTTGGTTGCGAAGTTGCCAGCCGCCATTGCTTTGTTAGGGTCGGATTGTTTGTATTTGCCGGTTCTCACTTGTACCACTGTGCAACGACAACCCCAACCGTTTGGTGGGTAGTATTTTTTCCAAAATGGGTCGCTTGGTGGCAGAGTTACGCCGTTGATCGCAGCGTGTTCATCACGCACCCGATCATCGCCAACGGTTCGGTATTGCAAATTGTATTTATCGCCGTCAGCCTCGAAATCGTGCCACTTTGCCGCCATTTGTGCGGCTTGTGTGCTGTATTGATATTCGGCACGCAGGTTGAGTTTGTATTTTTGAAATACCGAGCCTGCCGATTGGCTAAATTCGGCAAACGATTTAATGCCTCCGTTCTTATTCATCAATGTTGTTCCTGCCTCTCGCAAAGCATGGTAGGATTTCCAACCGGAAAAAATCGCAGCATTTTCTTTGAGTGCAGATGTAAGTTCGGCAGGGATTTCGTGTTTCAGTCCTTTGCTTTGGGCGTTGCTTATACCTTTGTCGATGGCGTTGGAAAGTATGCGGTAGTTTTCGGCGATCAGCTCGCGACCCTCTTTTTCGTTCAAAATTTCGGGGTCGAATTTGCTATTGGCGTGCAGTTTTTTAATGGCATTTTTGACCACTTCGCCATCGAATGTAAACAGGTTATTGTTTTGGGTTGCAAGTTGTAGCGTGTCGTTGCAATACAACGATTCTAACGCTTTATTCAGCCCTAAGTAGTATCCATGCAAGCCACCGATTAATTCGGCGTTTTTAGGGGCGGATTTGCCGCCGCTTTCACCACCCCCTATTCGAAAAAATTGTTTTCGTTTGGTTGCTTTGTTCCGACAATGTCAATTTTGTATTTGTCAATAAAATACTTCGGGTCTATTTCGTAGTATTGTAGCATGAGGCGTTCGTTTTCTCTTTGTTCGGCAACGGTGTAGCTCATTGCATCGTCCCACTGAAACGTGCAACCGGCAAGCGGAAAACCGTGTTTTTCCATAAGTGGCAACAACCGGTTGTTGATGGTGTGTTTGATTGCCGTTGCATCGCTCTTGCAAATATTGTTGAATACTTCGAGATGTGTTTCGGATTGCGACAATGACGAACCGCTGTCGATGGTCATTGTTTGTCCCAAAATGGCTTTTGATATTTCGGAATTTGCACGATCAACACGCTTGTCGTAAACGTTGTAGGAATCGCCACGACTTGTTTCTTTCACATCAATGGTAGTACCCTCCGGAAACAGCCCCGTGCCACCTGCTCCTAATTTGTTCAACTGCGAAAAAATTTTGACCCAATCGCTTTGATTTTGGCTCGGAGTGAATGCCATTCGCATAGGCATTCCAAACAATTCGCCAAAGGTGTCCCAATAAGCAATCATATTTTTTTTGCTGATACAATGCGGTGCAACTTTCAACAGCAAGCCAAGATCGTATGGTGTTCCGACTTCAACGCACCAATCGGCAAGTTCGCCCTCACGATATGGTGTACCTCGTTTGATTTCGCCGTACACTTCTTTAATAATAACGCCGTATTCTTGAACAACGTGTTTGCGTGGTACAAGCGTACAGTTTTCAAAACGCATTGATGCCGAATTACGACCTATCACATCGCCAAGCTGAATGAGTGAATTTCCCCAATACCTCGCATCAAGTGCTAAATCCAAAAATTGAATAAACCATTCGCCGTTGAAATATTTTCGTGCATCCGCATTTTCATTGCCATCCTTGTCGACAATAACAAAATCCTTTTGCAAAGTTCTCCCTTTACGTTGTGTGATGCAACCGGTCAGATGTGCGTCAATGAGTGCGGTCGAATATACCTCGTACAATTCTTTGCGACGCGGTTCATCGTGTCGGATGGCAGCCTGCCAAGCCTTGTGCCAAGAGCCGATATCTTTTTTTGTCAGATTTTCGGTTTGCTCGGCAAGGTCAATAATGACTTGCCTCTTTTCTGCAATTTTTTTGGCGAGTTCCAAAACCTCCTCCGAGTGTTCCGAAACACTTGTATTTGTTTTTTCCGTTTTGAAAAAGTCGAATAATCCCATTTTGAAAACTTTTTAATTGTATTTTAATAACTGTTTACCAATCGTATTTTTGTCGTGGCAGACTATCCATAAGGACGGGAAAGCCTGTTGTTGGTTTTCCGTCCGGAGTGGTAGCAACCGGCAGGTCTGGCATAGCCTTACCCGAACCGACTAATTTGAGCCAATCAATGGCTTGGTCGTACAACTCGGCACGTTTTTGTCCTGCCATTTTTTGTGGCAACCGTTTTGATAGGTAGTAAAGTGCTATGTTTGCCACGATTTGCACAAGGTAGGCATTGCGTTCATCTCCGGTTTGGCTATATGTTTTTTGTACATCGTAACGAGTGCGTAGATAACTTGCCACTTCGTCAAGTGCTACCTTTTCGGCAGATTCACGTATGGTATTGTCTGCATTCTGCAAAACTTCGAGTTCGCGCTCATCGCAAACTGTTGCGTAATCTTGAATTGTAATAAACATTATTTGAAATCTTTTTTGGTTATTTGATTTTTGACCATTACACCCCACGCTACGCCACGAAAATACCCTTTTTGTTTCAATTCTCGAAACGTTGGTTTATCTAAAACGAGCGGTCGGTTGTTGTAGTTTACGACGATGTGTTTGCTCGGTTTTTCCCAATTTAACCGGTCGCATTTTTTGAATGCAGATTGAAAGCGTTTGTACTTAATAAAACCGCGACAAAAGCGGACAATTCCTAATTGTCTGAAAAATTTTGTTACCATATATTTTTGTTTTGTGAGCGTGTGCCGATCATTGGTTCGAACGTTTGCACACGTGTTCGTTGTTGTAATATGTATATTGCGCCCTCGTCGGCATCGGGAGCATCGTCGTGTCCGCTTGTGCCTTTTTCAAAGGAAAGGGTTTGCTCTATCCCGACGAGCATGTCGCGGTCGTTTTGTTTGGCAAGATTGTAAAACACAAAGCCACGTTCCCAAAGTGGCGAAATGCTTTCGATACGCTGGTATTTGTCGGGTTTTTTACGCCGATCGGCACGAATGGGTAGTTGATACCCACGCAGGTTGCCCTCGCGTGTGAATTCGTCCAAAATAATGTCCTGTAAAAAATTCGCCTCGATGTAATACGACACAATCACGCCTGTTGGTAAACTTTCGTGCAAGTCGTAAAACCAACGCACCATTTCGGTAACGGTGGTTTGTCGAACGAATGCCGACAGGTTGTGTAATTCGTTACCGGTTTTGCCCCAAAGTTTGATTGCTTTGTAGTCGTTTTTTGCGGACGACTTAAAGGAAGGGTCGCAGTATGCAATAAGTTCGTCGTATTTTTCGAGTGGTAATGGTTTTTTCCAATGAATCCAATCGTGCTTGAACACTGCACCCTCTGTTATGGGGTTGTTCATCATTTCCTTTTGAAACGAGCGATATCCCATAAACTTTTCCATTTCTCGAATTTCATCAATCGTCCATTTTGCAAACCAACTTACCAATCCTTTTTTGTCAATGGCGTTTACTTGCGAAACGTGTACGCCCTCTGTTGCTGCGATACGTTCTAACACGCTATTTTTTCCGAGAGGATTTCCAACCATAATAAAGCGTCCGCGTCCGCCGTCTAAAATTCCAAACAACGCCTCTTTTACCCAATTTGTGAGGCGATTTACACGGTCTGGGTTGTTCACCAATTCATCATCGTCCATGTCGTCAATCACAACATAATTGGGGCGTTTGGAACGATAACGCAAACCGCGTGGCGATTGTCCGCGTCCACGAGCAAAAAAAGCACAACCATCGGCTGTAACAAACTCGCCACTTTGCCACGATCCCTCGTTTTTTTGCATTCCGAAATCATTAATGTATCGTTGATTGAATTCGAGTTCTGCCTGTATGTCGCCAAGTAGTGTGTTGGCATTGTCTTGGCTTTTGCCGACAAGCACCATAACGTCGAGTTCACGCTTTTTTTGGCATTTGAGCCAAAG